CGTCGCGCCGGCGAACGATGGCACGAACGCGCACAAGATCGTCGAGATCGGCCTCGCGACCGCCTCTTTCAACGCTGCCGACCCGTCGCTCGTCGCGCTGCCGAATGAGCGCAAGCGCATCACGACTTTCGCCGGCGAGAACGTCGCTTTCGACACGATCCATGTGACGTTGAAAGATGACACCGACGATCAATTCACGCTGTACGGGTTTGGCCTGTATCTCGAAAACGGCGTGCTCGCGGCCGTCTATAGCCAGGCAACGCCGATCATGGAAAAGGCGGCGGCGGCAATGCTGCTGCTGTCGGCTGACCTGCAATTCACGACGATCGACGCGGCGACGCTCACATTCGGCGACGCGTCTTTCACGAACCCGCCGGCGACGACCGAACGGCAAGGCGTGATCGAGCTGGCGACGCAAGACGAAACGACCGCCGGCACCGACGCATCGCGCGCCGTAACGCCCGCGACGCTCAAAACGCAGCTCGACAAGAAAGCGAACCTCGCCGGCGCTGACTTCGCCGGCCCCGTGGGCACATCGGGTTCATTCAAAGTCACTAGCGCGGCCGGTAGCCCTGGCACGTTCGAGGCGGGCAACGGCGACAACGCCTCGAAAACGACAAACAACGTCGCACTGCGTTCCTGGTTCGGCATCGGGTTCGGCCCGAATATCGACGGTATGGCCGTGCCGAAAACCGAGTTTTCGCACTGGTTCGATACGCGCACGGGAAATGCCGGCTTTCGTGGCGCGCTCGACGTCGGCGGCCTGATTACCGCGCAAGGCCCGGCGGCCGGCGACGTATCGAACAAAGTCGCGACGACTGCCTTTGTCGCGTCGGCGATCGCGAATGCAATGGTCGGCCAAATCATTTTCGAGCCTCGCACGACCGCGCGCGCCGGCTTTCTCAAATGCAACGGGGCGCTATTGAATCGCGCCGATTATCCGGCACTGTGGGCTTACGCCCAGGCAAGCGGCTGCATCGTCGCCGAGGCGAGCTGGTCGGCGAATTACTGGGGCTGTTTCTCGACCGGCAACGGCACGACGACGTTTCGAATTCCCGAGCTGCGCGGCGAATTCCTGCGCTGTTGGGATGACGCACGCGGCGCCGATGGAAGTCGCGGCATCGGCACGTATCAAGGCACACAAAACATCTGGCACGCGCACGGCGCAAGCGCGGCGGCTGTCGGCGATCACGTCCATAGCGCATGGACCGATTCGCAAGGCTGGCACGGGCACCACGGCAACACCTACGGCGTCGGCGATCACCAACACATCTTGGACCAGAACGTTCCGGCCTGGTCCAACCCCGACACCGATCGAGGCGGGGCGTCGAGCTGGTTCTCGATCGACAACGCGCGGCAACCGTACACGAGCTGGAACGGCGCGCACGGACACGGTTTTGACACGGACGGCGCCGGCACGCACGGGCACAACGTCGGCATCGGCGGCGCTGGCAATCACACCCACGGAATCACCGTCAACGGCGATGGCGGCAATGAAGCACGGCCCCGAAACATCGCCCTGCTCGCCGTGATTCGCGCTTACTAAGGACTCGACCATGCTGATTCATCAATACGACGCCACGACCGGCGAATACATTTCGAGCCGACTTGCCGACTCGGACCCGCTCAACCTCGACCGCTGGCTCGTTCCGGCGTTCGCGACCGCCGACGAGCTGCCGTCGCGCACGCCGCTCTCATGGCCGTTTTATCTCGATGGCGCCTGGAAGCTCTTGCCCGACTATCGCGGCCGGATGCTGTACCGCCAGGACAACGGCCAAGCGGCCGAAATCCTCGTCGCCGGCACGACGCCCGCCGAGAACGGCTTGACCGAAACGCCGCGCCCTTCGGACGAATACGCCTGGCGTAATGGCGCCTGGGTGATCGACCCGGCCGTGATCGCGCAGAAGGTTCGCGCGGCGGCAATGGCCGAATTCGATATGCGTATGAACCACGCCCGCGCAATGAACGCGGGCAAAGCCGACGCACTGGCGGCCGGCTTGCTGTCGATCGAGGAAGCCTATTACTTTCGCGCCTGGTCGGCCTATCAACTCGACCTGGTGCGCGCCATTCAGCGCGAAGGGTTCCCCGACGTCGTGACCTGGCCGAGCGAGCCGACGCCGTTCGCCGAGGCGAGCGCGCCCGCGATGGCCGAGTTTGACGTTCGCATGGCGAAAGCCCAGGCGATGACAGAAGGCAAGGCCGACGAGCTGGCCGCCGGCACGCTCGATGCCGAGGGGTATTACACGCTGCAAGCCTGGACCGCCTACCAAGACGACCTCAAGCGCGCGATCGCCCGCGAGACATTCCCGCGCGCCGTTGTATGGCCCGAGGAACCCGGCCCCTATACGCCCCCGCCGGCGCCGATCCCCGTCGTGACGCCGCCGACACCCGAACCCGCGCCGGAAACCCCGGCCGATCCCGCGTAACGCCGCAAGCGTCGCGAGCTGCAAACCCGCCCCTTTCCCTGACCTCTTTTAACCAGGATCACACATGGCAACTGACTTTCACCACGGCGTGCGCGTTCTCGAAATCAGCGGAGGCACGCGCCCGATCCGCACCGTCGCGACGGCCGTGATCGGCCTGGTCGCACACGCCTCGGACGCCGACGTAACGGCTTTCCCGCTCGACAAGCCCGTGCTTATCACCAACGTTCAAACGGCGATCGGCAAGGCCGGCGTGCAAGGCACGCTCGCAAAGGCACTCAAGGGCATTTCCTGGCAAGCAAAGCCCGTTGTCGTCGTCGTGCGTGTTGCGCCTGGCATCGACGACGCCGCAACCACGAGCAACCTGATCGGCACCGCGACGCCGGATGGACAACTTACCGGCATGCAAGCGCTACTCACCGCGCAATCGCAACTCGGCATCAAGCCGCGCATTCTCGGCGTGCCTGGCGCCGATGCGCAACCCGTGGCGATCGCACTCGCGACGATCGCGCAAAAGCTGCGCGGGTTCGCATACGTGTCGGCGAACGGCGCGCAAACGAAGGAGGAAGCGACGACCTATCGCCAGTCGTTCTCGCAACGCGAAGTCATGGTTATCTGGCCGGATTTCCAAGCCTGGGACACGGCAACGAATGCAACGATCGACGCGCCGGCCGTGGCGATCGCGATGGGACTGCGCGCCAAGATCGACGAGGAAATCGGCTGGCACAAGACGCTCTCGAACGTCGGCGTTAATGGCGTGTCGGGCATCACGAAAAGCGTGTTTTGGGACTTGCAAGACCCCGCGACCGATGCCGGCTATCTGAACGAGCACGACGTGACGACGCTTATCAACTCGGGCACCGGCTTTCGTTTTTGGGGTTCGCATACGTGCTCGGATGATCCGCTGTTCATGTTCGAGAACTACACGCGCACCGCGCAAGTGCTCGCCGACACGATGGCGGAGGCGCACATGGTTTATGTCGATAAGCCGTTGCACCCCTCGCTCGTGCGCGACCTGATCGAGAGCATCAACGCGAAGTTTCGCGAGCTGATCGCAAACGGCTATCTGATCGGCGGCTCGGCCTGGTACGACGAGAGCGCGAACGATGCCGAATCGCTCAAGGCCGGCAAGCTCGCGATTGATTACGACTACACGCCGGTTCCCCCGATCGAAAACCTGATGCTGCGCCAACGCATCACCGACCAATACCTCGCCGATTTCGCCTCGCGCGTAACGGCATAACCAGGAGCGAAACAACATGGCATTGCCGAAGAAACTTAAGGCGTTCAACGTCTTTCAAGACGGCGACAACTATCGCGGCGAGTGCTCTGAATTCGAGCTGCCGAAGCTGTCGCGCAAGATGGAGGAATACCGATCCGGCGGCATGAATGGCCCGATCGACATTGACCTCGGGCAAGAGAAAATCGAAGTCGTGCATACGTATGGCGGCCTGATGCGCGCCATTTACGAAAAGTACGGCGTGACGAAACACGACGGCGTGCAACTGCGGTTTGCCGGCGCGTATCAAGCCGAGGATCAAAGCAAGCCCGATGCCGTTGAGATCGTCATTCGTGGCCGGCATAAGGAGATCGACGCGGGCAGTGCGAAGCCTGGCGACGACACCTCTTTCAAGGTTACGACGTCGTGCAGCTATTACAAGCTCACGATCAACGGCGCGACGATCATCGAGATCGACTTTGTGAACATGGTTGAAATCGTCAACGGCGACGATCTGCTCGCGGACCTGCGCACCGCGATCGGCCTGTAACGCAGCTCGACGAGCTGCGCCCCGCTCGCCTGGTGATGCGCCAGGCGAGCACCGTAAGCCCTCAAACCCCAAAACCTAAACAGAGAAAGAAATGTCCGAACAAGCCAAGCCGAACACGATCACCCTCGACTCGCCGATCAAGCGCGGCGAACAAACGATCACCGAGATCACCTTGCGCAAGCCGGCCGCCGGCGAGCTGCGCGGCACGTCGCTCAATGCGCTCGTGAATCTCGACGTCGATGCGCTCGGCAAAGTGTTGCCGCGTATCTCGTCGCCGACGCTCACCGAATTCGACGTGCGCGAAATGGACCCGGCCGACCTCGTTCAATTGGGGGTGGCGTTCGCTGATTTTTTGCTGCCGAATCGGGCACGCTGAAACACGGCATACCCGACGACGTTGACGAAGCAATGGCCGACATAGCGAGCGTGTTTCATTGGACCCCGCGCGATAT